CCGTTATAAACAAACTCTGTAAAGAAGTCGAAAGCTTCAGAGTTTTGCACAGGGTTCCAGTTCTTACCAACTTGTGTTAGAACCTTACCATCTGTTTCGCGTACTAATGCTTGTTGACCTGTAGCGATGTTGTCACCTTTGAAGCGGAAGTAGGTGTTAACCTTCTCTACACCCCAATCAAGATTGGCGGCTTGCATCATTTCTCTTGGTGACATGTCGTCACCTACTGGTGTACCTAGTCCATGCCAAGGTAGTCCATTGCTTGCGCGATATGCCATTTGAGCTTCGCCATTAATCATTTCAAGTTCATGTGCCATTATATAACCCTTTCAAGGTTTAAGTTTGTTTTCATTACAAGTGATTCTATTTACTCTTACTTTATATTATCAAAACAAGTTTGTGTCAACACCTAATGTACTGCTTCACTTGGCATATACAATGCATCTATCATTTCGGTAGCAAAATCAGCATGACCTGACCTACATATATCACCCACGTCAACAAATTGACTAGTGGAATCTGAATCTACTTCTGCTACGAAACTATGTTTAAGATGTCTTTTAATATGCTTATATAGGTAAGCAGTAGCTTCATCTTTAGTCTTCCAACAAGTTGCTCTAGTGATGTATAAAAAATTGTGAGACGAGAACAACATTCCCATCCCACCCATTTCTTCATCTTTCCTAGTACCCAGAAAAATGCCTTCTTCTGGGTCAATGATGATGTAACGCATTACATTCCTTTCTTAGCTTTCCACTTAGCCATAATGTCTATAGACCACTGTGGATTTTTACCTTCTAAGATTGCGTGAGGTGTTAAACCTTCGGCACGTTTAGCGGCATATTCTTCTACCGTCCAGTTTTTCTTCAACTCTTTGACAAAGTTTGCTTTTGTGAAAGGAGTACCACTGTATTTAAAACGAGCAAGAAACAAGTCAATGCCACGTCCGATATTCGAAGGGTGGATGTTTGGCTTATCTTCATAAACTGGTTGACCTTCGTAAGAGCCAGTAAACATAAGGTATCCACCGTGGTAGCTAAGGTTCTCATTAGTAAAAGCAGTCATGATATTCTCTCTTTCGTTTTGATTACATATTATGTATAGAATCAAAACAAACTAGTGTCAAGTGTTAATTTGTAATAAAATGTATGTTTAACATATCAAGAACATCATGGTATTTTGCCATCTCAAGGATTTCCCCTTCCATAGCTTCAAATACGTCAGGATGTTCACCAATCCCTGCTGGGTTTGCTAGATATACTTCTACGTTCATTTTATGCTTATCGATGTGACCTTGTGCGTGTGAACGCATTGCGTCTAACATTTTATTTCTGTCTATCATAATATAGTTCCTTTTACATATTGTTAAGTTCTTTGTACTTCTTACGTACACTCAAAAAGTGTTCTAAATAATCGTATGTATTTATCTTAAATACCTGAGGCTCATTATGGTCTACAGTTATTAAGATTACACCCTGTTTAATGGGTATTCCTGTTCTCTCATAGAAAGCGGCGGCATAGAAAGATGCTTGAATGAAGTAACTTGTAATCCATTCCACTTTCTTTGGTTTACGAGATGTTTTGAAATCAATAATAGACAACTGCCCATCAAACTCTGCTATACAGTCAACCTGTCCAGCAGTCTTTAAACGATCACTATATAAGAATACTTCTTGCATCCAAATATTGTTTAGGCGTTTATCCATGATCTTTTTGATGTCTTCAAACGAGAAAAGATTAGTTGGCATTGCGCCTTCTTTCCAATCTGGATCGTTATTCAGATAGTCCTCAGCTAACTTGTGTACAGCCGTACCTCTTACTGATGCTTGTTGGGATATCTTATTGGCTTCTTCTTCACCTACACGCTTGCGCCATGCGATGATGCCTTCTTTATTCAATACACCCAAGACAGTGGTGATTGATGGGTATGCGTTACCTTCGGGTGTAAAATACTTACGCCCTGTATCTGTTGTTTTTCGGGTCAACGTAGGTAACACTACGTCGTGCTTCACATGATTAAACATAATATAACTTTCTATTGATTCTGTATTATACCACAGAAAAAATTATTTATCCACCTAAAAATACTTTACTTGATCCAGATGTGATTTTTGCACTGCAATCATACACATCACCTTTGCGACCTGCACCCTTGGTTTCTATAAAAACCTTTCCACTACCAATAGTTAATCCTGGTGTGTGAGTAGAACAAGTTCCACCAATAGGATGGGCAGTAACGGCGTCACCCTGTCGAACGACGCCAATACCTTGTGCGAAAACCTTGCCGCTACATACATTTGTTGATGTGGTGATAGGTGCAACATCACAGAAAGACCCATCAGTTGGGTCTGCATCTCCTGTTGCTACGTGAACTGTATTCACAGTTTCTGTCGTATTACCTCTAGCGGCTTCGGGCATTATGCGGCTTCCAATACTTTTTCTTTGGCGATGATATATTCTTTAACCAAACCAGAACGAACAATATCATCTACTGTGAAATTGATTGTCTTGAATGAAGGAATGTCGTTAAGAACATTCATAAACTCACCAAGACCAGATACATCTGCCCTGTTGCGATTGGTTGCCAAATCATCTTGTTTAGTATCTCCACAGAATATAATTCTTGAGGATTCACCAACACGAGTAATGATCGTGTCTAATTCGTGATATGTCATTGACTGACACTCATCAACTAATATGACTGCATTGTCAAAAGTTAGACCACGAACAAAAGAAGATGTCATAAATTGAATCATGCCTTTTTGTTTTAAAATTTGATAAGCATCTCCACGACCATATAGATCGTTTGCTATATCTTGATATGGGGCTTCATATACAGCCGCCTTTTCTGCTTGTGAACCTGGCATAAAACCTTGTTCTCTTGTTTGTACTGCCGATCTAATGATGACAATCTTTTCGTATTGGTGTTTCGTCATGACGTCTTGCATTGCTAGGTACATTCCACACATCGTTTTGCCTGTGCCAGCAGTACCAACTGCCGCGAGATTTTTTCCTTCTTTATAAGAGTTGAATAGGTCTGATTGAGAGACTGTTAATGGTGTAATCTGTCGCATTGCGAATTTTTGGTTGAGAATACCTACCATATGTTCGCTGTCTCTAGCTTGTCTACGCTTTTCCTTGCGGGATAATCTGCGCTGTTTTGTCATGAAACCTCCTTGTGATAACTCAAGATCAGGATTTTACCATGTGTTGATGTTATCTTTTTTATGATGATGTTTTACGTTTTTGAGTACATCTCGAAAGCTGTCATCGGGCTTTTTAATCCCAAGACGGTACGGGTCAACTGTCCCCGGAAACTTATTAAAAATTTGTTTGATATGAGTGTTGGTAGCTAGATAATGCTCTAAGTTTGCCCAAGGCATACTTTCTTCAAACTGTTCATGTGTTTCTTTGTTTTCAAAACTATAGGTAGGCATCAATGCTCCTTATATTCTATACATCTATTTATAATATGATTTCCCACGAAACGACATGTTCGTGAAATTTATTTTTTTTATTTTTACAGGCTTTCATGTAATTAGTCTATAAATACCATGCCAATTAGGAACGTTTGTTACGTCGTGGTGAAAAAAGTCCTTACTGTGGTTAGATGTTAATAGATATGCGTCTAAACCCATCTCTGCACCAAGTTGGGCATTCTCTGGCTTATCTTCCACCCAGATACAACCACTGTCACGATATGGCTCAAGAGCATCATGCTTTTCAGCACCGCAAGGCAAGCAGATTATTTCTTCAAAAATCTTTCGACCAAACACGGCTTCAAGGTTCTTCTTGCGAAGTTTACCTGCATAAATGTCATCTGATAGAGATGTAATTACATGGAATACATAACCATGATCTTGATTTAGTTTTCGAACATACTTAACGGAGTCACGAAATGGTGTTAACCACCCAATAGCCGCAGACTGATTAAAATACTCAATCATCTCATGTGCTTTCTCTGGTGTGATACCAAACGTAGCACCCATACAGTAAGTCGAGATGGTTGGGTCTACTGGCTTATAGCCTTGCGTATCCATCCATCTAAAGAAGCTGTACGTCCATTCTAATAGCACACCATCGCAGTCTACCATTATCACTTTTTCATTCATCATCATAATATAAAACTTTCTTAATCGTCTTTTTTAACAGACAAGTTTGCTTGTTTCTCATCACGCTTCATGCGCTTTCTGTCACGTCGTTGTTTCATTCTGTGTTCTTTATCATGAACATCATCGTCACCTGATCCCCATTCTTCATCGTAATATTCACGGAATTTCTTAAAACTTTTAGCCATTTATTTTACTCTTCGATTAATTCTGGAAATGCTTCCATTACAGTTTTCTTTGTAAGTCCTTTTACAGACTTGTGCGATATCATATGGTTTGCCAATAAATCAGCATCTTCATTATCAATGTCTTCTAAAAGACTGATGAACAGTTGTTCACGCTTAATTGGTTTCAATGTGTCGTAACCACCACCCTCAACGAAAATCCTCAGTCTACGTGCCTCTTGAAATAAAAGTGCTTTAGCTTCATCTTCGTATTCATTATATTTCCATGGTGGGGCTGTGTCTGGTATTAAAAACTTTACCCCTACATCATATATATTCTTTAAGACAACTCGCAAAGGTTGACTGTCATTTTCTTTGAGCCAAGCAACCTTTTCGCTCTTAGAGCCAAGTGTTTGTACGTGATTTACGATTTCTGAAATAGATCGTCTTACTGCCATATTAAAAATCCTGTATGTCTGAAACTAAGTTCTTTAGTTTTTTAGTTATAAAAAAGTTAAACAAATGTTGACGTCCAACTGTTTCTTCTTGGTTAAATTCGTTTATGATCATATCTTTATAATCTTGTGGAACTTGTTCCAAGTCGATCATCTGTTTATTACGATTATATCTTGCAAGAGTTTCATCGTCCATATTCTCAGTAGTACCTCTATACAAACCCATACGCTTCTGCGTCATAGGCTTCTGACGTTCTCCTACAGCTAAGCAATTGTCAGCCGATAGGATATTAGGTACGCCATCACCGCTATCTCCCTTGATGATATGTTCTTCAAGGAACTGTGATGGGTTCTTATCACTTAACCAACGCTTACGGATAGGATCGTACTGATCAACGTTTGCGTATGTCTGTAACTGAATGAAGTCTTTATCAGCCGACAGAATTAAGTATTTTTCAGCACCTGTATTCATTGTCGTGCCTTCTTTGTGTATAATAGTACCAATAATATCGTCTGCTTCACAATGATCAATATGAATGACCTTGTATGGGAAGAACTCACGCATTTCATCACGAATGACGTTCATTGTGTTAAACACTGCACCCCAATCAAGATCAGATTTATCTCGTGTCTTTTTGCGGTTAGCTTTGTAGTATGGATACGCTTCACGTCTCCATGTATTCTTTCCGTCAGCACAAATGATTATTTCACCATAGTCTTTGTGAAACTTCTTTCTATTCATTCTGACAGAGTTTAAGAACATGTGACGAATGACGTTTTCATCAATGTCAATGTTCGTATGA